CTATTCGCAGTGCTCTCGTACATGGAGAACATCTCCAGTGAGCATCTGGCTTGTGTGTTGAACCTGTCTGACCGCCAAGCTCGCCGGTACATGGCCGCAGCCAAGCTGGTCATTATCCGCATGACAAAGCACCTGACACCTCGCGTACTGGTGCGTCATACCCCAACACTGGCCGAACTACGCCAGCGACTTAAACAACAGAAGGATGCAGCATGATCGACCCCATGAAGCACATTCGAGACACGGACGGCAACGTCTTGCACGAAGATCACATCTATCGCGTCAATAACGTAGGTGGGTTGGTGAATTACGGGCTTTTTGCCGCTAAGACCCGACAAGTCGATACCGAAGCTGAGCAACTGGCTAAGGACTTTCCAGCCTACTGGAAGCCTCTGCCGGAGCACTGGCGGGCCATCGACACCTATCGGGTGGATGACCTGTTCCCATTGCCTTCCTCGCGCCTGTATCACGCACGCAAGAAGCTTCTGGTGCCTGGCTGTCGCACTGGTGGCAAATCCGTCTACCACGACCTTAAAGAAGCCCACCGCACCCTTGGGGCGTGGCTGGCCGAACAACCGGAGCATCAAGCATGAAATTCACCAACAACACTGGTTTGTCACTCTTTGCACAGGTTTACCTCGCGCATGAGACGTACGACCGGGAAGAAGCCGGCCTGTCGGTCACCACACTGCTGAAACCAGTGAAGCAAGTGATCCTGGCCCGCCGTGTACCGCCTGGGATGCTGTCTCAGGACGTTGCGGACATGATCCCGAGCAGTAACGGCACCGCGATCCATGACGCCTTCGAGGCAGCGTGGAAGTCGCCCAAGCTGGTTGATACCTTGATTGCCCTGGGTAACCCACCCGGCGTAGCGCGCAAGGTCCGGGTTAACCCGACCTCGGAAGAAGTTGCAGCCGGTGGCATCATTCCGGTCTACACCGAGATCCGCAGCAAGAAGGACGTGCTCGGTATCACCGTATCCGGGAAGTTTGACTTCATCGGTGACGGTGCCGTCGAGGATTTGAAGAATACGTCGGTATGGAAGTACCTCAACGCAGACTTCGAGAATTACGTCCTGCAAGGCAGTATGTACCGCTGGCTCAACCCAGAATTGGTAACGAAAGATTGGATGAACCTCACCTTCCAGTTTACCGACTGGAATGGCCGGGATCGCAACATGAACCCGGACAATTACCCACCGGCGCGCATGCATACGCGCAAGCTGCAGCTCCTGTCGCTCGAAGAGACGCAAGTCTACGTCGAAGGCAAGGTTCAGCAGCTCATTGACCTTGAGCATGCGCCGGAAGAAGATATGCCTCCCTGTTCCGACAAGGATCTGTGGAGAAAGCCGGACACCTATCGTTATTTCGCCAAACCGGAGAAAGCACACGAACCCGGTGCCCGATCTACCAAAAACTTTGACAACAAAGCCGATGCTGATCTTCTTGTCGCCACAAAGGGTGGCGTCGTAGTCACCAAACGCGGCGGTGTCACAGGATGCAAATATTGCGCGGGATTCCTCGCATGCAAACAGAAAGACGCGCTCATTGCGTGCGGCGATCTGGTCCTGTAGCCAAACACGGAGAAATCAATGAAAGCTGTCGAAGACATGTCGTATAACCCCGAAGTGGAGGACGTGGTGCGCATTCTGTGTGAAAAGACACAGAGCTCGAACCATTTGTTCTTCCGCGTGTTGACGACGTTCCACCTGTGCATGATTGCCTCACAGATGCGGGTATTGATCCGCACCCATGATCGGGGTGACATCCCGGTCAACATGTACGCGCTGAACCTCGCCACATCCGGTGCCGGTAAAGGCTTCTCGACGAACATTCTGGAAAAGGAGATCACCAACCAATTCCGTACCCGTTTCCTCGAAAACTTCCCGTTCACTGCTGAACCGAACCTCGAAAAGCTGGCGCTGCGGCGCTCGTCCCGGGATTCGACGGAATACGACTTCGAACTGGAGAAAATCAAGAAGGAGTTCGCTTCCCTTGGCCCTCTGGTTTATAGCTTCGACTCCGGTACCCCGGCTGCGGTAAAGCAGATGCGTCACAAGCTGTTGCTCGCAGATGCGGGCGCAGTCAACCTGATCATCGACGAAATCGGTTCCAACCTGTCGTCCAGCTCCGAAGTGCTCACAACACTGCTGGAATTGTTCGACATGGGTGGCATTCGTCAGAAGATCACCAAAGTGACTGCCGAGAACGTCCGTCACGAGGAAATCGACGGCAACACGCCGACGAACCTCATGATGTTCGGCACACCGTCGAAATTGCTCGATGGTGGCAAGACGGAAGACGAGCTGATCTCATTGCTCGATACCGGCTACGCTCGCCGCTGTTTCTTCAGCTATGGCAAAGAAAGCACCCGCGATCTGACCCTGTCGGCTGAAGAAATCTACGACCGCATGACGAACAAGGTTTCGTCCACGTTCGTGGAAAACTTCAGCGAAAAACTGGGTTACTTGGCTGATTCGCACAACATGAACACTGTGTTGACCATGACCAAGGAAACCAGCTTGCTGGTGATCCAGTACAAGATCGACTGCGAGCGTTTAGCCGATGCCCTGCCCGAACACGAAGAACAACGCAAAGCGGAAATTTCTCACCGATATTTCAAAGCCCTGAAGGCTGCTGGTGCCTATGCATTCATCGACGGCTCCCCGGAGCTGACGGAGACGCATTTCTACCAAGCAGTTCGACTGGCTGAAGAAAGCGGTAAGGCCTTCGAGCTTCTGCTGTCTCGTGAACGCCCATACGTCAAGCTGGCGAACTACCTGGGCAACTGTGGCACGGAAGTGACCGAACCGGACCTGATGCAAGACTTGCCCTATTACAAGGGCAGTCAGGCATCGCGGGCCGACATGGTCAAGATGGCCATCGCCTGGGGCTACAAGAACAACGTCATCATCAAGAAAGCTTTCACCGACGGGATTGAGTTCCTGCGCGGCGAGAAGCTGAAGGTCACTGACCTGACCAAGATGGTGGTGTCGTATGCCCGTGGCGGTGCCGGTGAACACCCGGCGCATGGTTACGCAAACAAGACTGCCCCATGGACTCAACTGGAACGTCTTGTCACAGGAACTGACCTGCACTGGCTTAATCACCATGTTCACGGCGGCCATCGTACCGAGGATACCTGTATCCCCGGCTTCAACATGATCGTGTTGGATATCGACGGGACGATGAACTTGTCCACGGCGAAGATGCTGATGAAAGATTATTCGGCGATCTACTACACGACCAAGCGTCACACCGACGATGCAAACCGGTTCCGTATTGTTCTTCCAACGAACTACGTCCTGCAAATGGACGCGAAGGAATACAAGGAATTCATGAAGAACGTGCTGGAATCCCTGCCGTTCGAAGTGGATGAGTCCTGTACTCACCGAAGCAAGAAGTGGATGTCGCATGGCGCTCACTTTGAGCAAACCGAGGGCGAGCTGTTTGATGTCCTGCCCTTCATCCCGAAAACCAGTAAGAACGAAGAACGTCTTCAGCGGCTGGGCTCCCAGCAGCAAATGGACAATCTGGAACGCTGGATCATCAACAACACGGGTGATGGCAACCGTAATGTCATGCTGCACCGCTATGCCCGTTTGTTGATCGAAGCCGGGAAGAACTGGGCGGAGATCAAGGACTGCGTCACGTCGCTCAACGATAAGTTGGCCGACAAGCTGTCCGAAGCCGAGATCCTGGGCTCTATCATGGTCACTGTCGGCAAAGAGCTGGCAGCCCGTCCTTAACCTTCACACTGGCCCCGTCCCGGGGCTTTTGTGATCTCATTCAGGAGTATTCCTATGAACGAACATTTGGCGCTCATTTGCGGCAAGTCGGGTAGCGGCAAGTCTGCTTCCCTGCGCAATTTGCGCGATCCCGAGTCGGTTCTGTATTTGAACTGTGAAGCGGGCAAGCGACTGCCTTTCCCGGCGAAGTTCACCCAGAAAACGGTGACCAACCCAAACCAAGTGAAAGAAGCTTTCGCGTGGGCTGAGAAGCAGGACCACATCAAGGTCATCATCGTTGACACCTTGACCTTCTGGCTTGATATGTACATCAGCCAGTACGTTCGCACCGCCGTTGACGGCCGTGCCGCGTGGGGCAACTTCGCTGAATTCTTCCGCTCGACCATGCAGGTCGATGTCGCCAAGTCCTCCAAGAAGGTCATCTTCCTGGCTCACGTCCTCGACGTGTACAACGAAACCGCCATGGTCATGGAAACCGCGATCCCGGTCGCCGGCTCCCTGAAGAACCAAGGCATCGAAGCCTACTTCTCCATGGTGCTGATGTGCCAGAAGATCAAGTTGGACGACCTCACCGAAGAGAACGACCTGCTGAAGATCACCGACCGCGAGAAAGTCGTCGGCTTCAAACACGTCTTCCAGACTCAGGTCACCAAGGACACGATCAACACCCGTATCCGTGGCCCGATGATGCTCTGGGGCGACAACGAAACGTTTATCGACAACGACATCCAGATGGTCATCGACCGTCTCGATTCCTACTATAACTGAGTAACTGTGGCCCCCTCCGTGGGCTGTTGTGAATTTCCTTCTCATAATTTTGGAGCAACACCATGAGCCTCAACCCTTTTGCCAACACCGCTAACACCACCAACGAATCCATCGAAACCGACAGCGACCGCTTGGGCGGCAGCTTCGTCTGGGATTCCAACGCCTACGAAGTCACCGTGCTGTCTGCCTATGCAGGCAAGTCCAAAGGTGGTGCCGGTTCCATGAACCTTGAAGTTCAAGGTCCGGACGGTCGCAAGTTCAAGTTCACCGAGTGGGTTACCTCGGGCGATGCCAAAGGCAACAAGCCGTACTACGAACGTGACGGCAAGAAGTCCTACCTGCCTGGCTTCAACAACATGAACGCCATCGCGATGTTCTGCGCCAAGAAAGAGCTGAACGCGCTGACCTTCGAAACCAAAATCGTCAAGCTGCGCAACTTCGACACCAAAACCGACGTGCCGACTGAAGTGCCAATGGCCGTCGAGCTGATCGGCAAGAAGTTCATCCTCGGTCTGCTGAAGGTCGAAGAAAACAAAACCAAAAAGGTAGGCAACGACTACCTGCCGGTTTGTGACGCAACTGGCGCACCGATCACCCGTTTCACCAACGAAATCGGCAAAATCTTCTACCCTGACAACAAGTGCACCATTGCTGAGCTGCGTGCAGCCAAGCAGTCCGGTTCCACTCCGGTTGCTGACTTCTACCCGAAATGGCTCGAAGCCAACGCCGGTAAGGTCATCGACAAGGTCAAGAAGGAAAATCTGGTCCCAGAAGCTGGCGGTGCCGGTCCTGCTGGTACCCCGACCGACGCTTCCGGCGCCGAAGTCGATTCGCTGTTCGACTGAACACCACCATGGGTCGGGTAACCGGCCCCTTTCAGGAGCTGTCCATGTCTGTATCCGCTGAACAAGCGCTGGAATCTCAGATTCAAGCCAAAGGCCTTACCACTGCGCCGCGTGTTACGCCGGCCGCCATTGATGCCATGATCAAGACCACTGAGCTGATCAAGATCGAACCTTCGATCATGCTCTGCGTCCTGACCCTGCATAACGGCCTCACGGTCGTCGGCAAGAACCTGGGTAGCATCTCTCCGGAGAACTACAACGAAGAGTTGGCCAAACAACTGGCAATGCGCGATGCGCGTGACCAACTGTGGCCGCTGGCCGGCTTTATGCTGGCTGAAGACATCCACCGCGGTAATCGCCCACTGACTCAGGAACAGCGTGAGCTTCCTGACCATGTGCAGCGTGTTATCACCGAGATGTATCAGGTTGCCGCTCGTCTGATGGGTCTTTCCGAATTCCTTGTGAAGTTGGATGCTGGTGTCCTCGATTCACTCAATATGTCGGTGGACGAGATCGCTGACCTGCGTGAGCAACATGGCTTGATGAAAGACTATGTTGCCGTGCTTCAGCGTCGCCTTTCACGCGCTGGCGTGTAATGGCTCGCCTCAGTATCGCGGGCATGGACCCATCCTCGCGTAACTGGGGAATTGCCGGGGGATCGATCGATATCGACACCGGAGTGCTGACCATCAAATCCCTGCGGGTTGTGCGTAGCAATCCACCCGAGGGCAAACAGGTCCGCCAGAACTCCAAAGACTTGAGCACGGCAAACCAGCTATATGAGGGCGTGATGCCTTTCCTGGCTGCGAACTTGATCTTCGCCGAGATTCCGCAAGGCAGTCAAAGCGCCCGAGCCTCTCTCTGTTCTGGGATCTGTATTGGAATACTGGGAAGCCTCCGCGCCTCCGCGCAATTCATTGAAGTAACGCCCAATGAGGTCAAGCTTGCCGCTCATGGCAGCCGCACGGCTACCAAGAAGCAAATGATCGACTGGGCAGTGAAGCAACACCCGGAAGCGCCTTGGCCGCGCAAGTCCAATGGCGACATCCATTTGGGTGACGCTGAGCACATGGCTGATGCCGTGGGCGCGATCTATGCTGGTTTATTGACGAATCAGTACAAACAACTCATTCAATTCCATAAAGGAACGCAAACATGCAACTGACTCTGACTCATAACGACGTTACCAAAGCACTGTGCGCTTACCTGCAAGCTCAAGGCATGACCGCGTTCGATCCGAACGTTGTCACCGCCGAGTTCGCTTTCAAGCGTGGCACCAAAGAACTGACCTGCGTGCTGGACACCGAAGCACCGGTTGCGGTGGTGGCTGAAGCCCCAAAGCAATCCGCCGTGACCCCGACCGAAGCTGGCTCTGCCTCGGTTGCACAGACCCAGGCCACTGCACCAGTCGAGGCTGCCGCCGAAACTGCGCCGGTTGCCGAAGCGGGTCTGCCTGTGACTACCACGGCTGAAGCGCCGGAGCTGGAAACCGCTGGCGGTGGTGACGACGACAACCTGTTCGACTGATCCTGCACGCCCCAGGCAACTGGGGCAAACCAGAGGTAGAACATGTATCAGCACCCGTCACAAGACCCGAGTGCCCGCAAGCGCCATTGGTACCTTGCGGTGTGGTCTGTCCCTCAGGTCGGCTCTTATATGCCGGCCAGTGCGTACGTCTGGTCCGACAAGCGCAGCCTCACCATCCCTCAACTGACCGCCGCTAAAGAGCAGCGCAAGTTGGGGGAAGGGGCTGTGTTGGTCAATGTCGCCTATGTAGGCTTCATGACCCAGTACGAACTGACCGGCACTTCACCGGAGCCGGTACCGTCGGCGACAACCGCAGCTTACAACCTTGGTTTGGAGCAGGCACTTGCCCACCCGAACCCGTCACAACTGGTCAACGCCTTTAATATAGGTGACGACTTCAATCGCACAGAATGGGAAGCGGGCGTAGCCCGTGCCCAAGACATGCGCACCAGAATTGATGCAGCCCCGACCCGGCTTTTAGCCGAACGGGATGCTTTCATAAGGAATGAATGATGTTCGGTAAATTCGCTGGCAAGCTGTTCCGTGGCGCCAAGAAAGTTGAAAACCGTGACCTGATGGAAGCCATCGTTGGCGGTGGCCTGCTGGTCGC